TAGCACATCCGAAGGCTGCTATACTTTTAGAACGTGGCCAAGCGGAACTACCTGTATTCGGAAAAATTGCAGACCTTGACGCAAGATGCAGAGTAGATTTTTTAAACACAAAGTATAACGTTTGTGTTGACCTTAAAACAACAGCTAATTCAGCGCCCGGCGAATTTGCTAAATCTGTTTGGAATTACCGCTACCACGTTCAAGCTGCGTTTTATATGGACCTAACAAAGGCCGAACGGTTTATATTTATAGCCGTTGAAAAAGAAGCACCGTTTAATGTTGAACTTTATGAACTTGATCCTGAAGCTATTGAACGCGGCCGCCAAGAATATTTAGACGATATTGAAACGCTAAAAAAATGCAAGGAAACTAATAATTTCCATGGCTATACAACTGATAACAAAATACATATTCTTTCATTGCCTAACTGGGCTAAATAACAACAAACCATGACACATAAAGTAGATTATATTTTTAAAGAGCTTAAAAGTTTTTCAGAATTACATAAAGTATCAATTTATTCAATAATTATATCACCAGAAAATTTTATTTTTCATAGTGATGATGAATATTCATGTGAGTTTATTGAAATGAGTAAATTTCAAAGTAATAATGATTTAGTCCCATTTAATAAAAAAGATTTTAGTATTGATGTTTTAAAAAAAGTTATAAAAATATTAGAACATGATTTAGATTCTTATAAAAAACATTTAAAAAAATATTTAGAAAACAACATTTAAAATAACATACCATGACACAACTAACAAAACTTCCGACACTTCAGGACCTATTAGTAGAAAATGAAGACAGCCTAAAGCAAAATGCGCTTACTGTATTGCTTAATCAAGATCCGCCCGCAAAGTGGTTAGTTCAACATCCAATGATTCGCGATTACAGATACATTCCTATTGAAAAAATAGAATACTTACTAACCCGTATCTTTGGCAATTTTAACGTAGAAATACGCTCAACACAGATAGTAGCTAACTCAGTAGTAGTAACTGTAAGGCTGCATGTAATAAACCCTATAAACGGCCAAGCGATGTGGCAAGATGGCATTGGGGCGGCACCAATTCAAACTGATAAAGGCGCAGGCGCAACCGATTGGAATGCAGTTAAAACCGATGGTGTACAAAAAGCTGCACCCGCTGCCGAAACTTACGCCGTTAAAGATGCAGCCGAAAAGTTTGGCAAAATATTTGGCCGCGATGTTAGCCGCAAAGGTTCGATGAATTATACTGACTTGCTGAAAAAATCAGCGTTTAATGATGAATTAGAAAAATAAAAGTGTTATATTTGTGAACGTTCTGCAACCACAAAAAGAACTAAAAGATATTTAAAGCCCTGAATGATATAGGTCGTGGTTGCCCTATTGATTTCGGGGCTTAGTTTTTTAAAAAATATGTTATGTTGACTTATAAGCAAATAATGTTAAATGGATATAAACCATATTTACAATTTAAAGATTTTTTTGGAAATCCAATGACAAATAATTTTAAAAAAGCAGATTATTTTAAAAAAACAATAAAAATTAAATTTGGAGATTTACCAGATAATATTCAAGAATTTTATTATGAAACTTATGATTTTCATGATAAAGAACAAGAAATAAATATTGAATTTAAATTATTAAAAGAAGATAATGAATGGATTTTATATTGTTCAGAAATTGCAGAATATTATGATTATAAAATTGATAATATAGATGACCTTAAAAAAAAGGAAAAAGAACATTTAAGTATGTTTAAAAAAAAATATCAATTTGATGATTATTCATTTATCTACATTATAAAATGTATTTATGGAATAAAAATCGGAGTTTCTAATAATCCTTTTAACAGAATATCACAAATAAAAACTTCAAGCCCTTTTAATATTGATTTATTGCATATTTTATTTATTGATAAAAAACATGTTTATAAAATAGAAAAAGGTTTACATAAGCATTTTAAAGATAAAAAAATTAGTGGTGAGTGGTTTAACCTAAATGAAATTGATTTAAAAATTATTTATTTAAGTTATGTTTTGTTTCTTCCATTATATTCATTAGATTTTATAAAAAATGGTGATTTAAGTATTAAAGAATCAGATTTATCAATTTTTGATTTTTATTTTACTGATTATTCTTAGTAATAAATAAAAATAAATTTGCAACTTTCAAATATTACCTTTACTTTTGCCATTACGGCAGCCTACTGCTAAAAACGTTCTTTCTACTTGTTAACACCATGTTACGCCAATTGTAACGCATAAAACGCTGATAATCATAGCTTGTTACGCTGTTACACTTGTTACACCACTTCAACACGTATATGCGTGTATTTTTTATGTTTACTCTCACATATATGTAGAAACTAGTGTAACATACGTAACAGTGTAACATGTACTATATATCAATTACTTATGTGTTACACTTAATGTAACAAGTGTTAACAATAATAATAAATAATAATAATAATATAAATAATAATACTAATAATAATATAGATATAGTCTATAAAGCATTTAAAAGCTGTTTTAAGGCGTTTTTGTATTAAAGTTGTGTGTAGATATCAAAAGTTATTAAAAGTTGCTTAAAACGAAAATATGAAAGGAATTGCAGGTAGAAAATTGTTATTTAAAACGCCCGAAGAACTGCAAAGTAAAATTGAAGCGTATTTTGATTATTGCGATTCACGTACAAAAAAAGAAGTTGTAAAAACACGTGACTATTATGAAGTAATTGATTTGCCAGACCCAATACCGTACACTATCTATGGTTTAGCTGATTTCTTAGATTGTGATGCTGATACGCTTTTGAATTACGCCGAAAGGCCTGAATTTTCGGTATTTATAGCGCGGGCGAAACATAAAATACTAACAAACAAAGTAGTAAGGGGTTTAGATGGCAAATCAAATCCTGCAATTACTAAACTATTGTTAGGTTTTAACTATGGCATAATAGAACCGAAGGGCGAAACGCAAGACGACAAAAACATAAACATAAACATTCAGTATCCACCTGAAGCTAAGTAGTGCCGCGCAACATAAACATACAACTGTTTAAGCCGCACACAGGGCAAAAACGAATATTAGATAATAAGCGCAGGTTTAACTGTATAGTTTGCGCGCGTAGGTTTGGTAAAACAGAACTTATAACATCGGTTGCATTGCCGCTAATATCACCAGCAGTATTTGAAGGTAAGTTCGTTGGTATATTTGTAGATGATTTTAAAGATTTTGCACAAAGCTGGAATAAGATAGTAGATACTTACAAAACTATATCTGAAGGCGGAATTATTAAACATAAAGATGAAACATCTAAAATAATGCAGTTTTTAAACGGCGGCGTTTTAGAAGTCTGGTCCATTGGCGATGAAGGGCGAAAGGATAAAGGGCGCGGGCGTAAGTATCACCGGGTAATCTATGAAGAAACGCAAAAGATACCAAGCCACATATTAGAATATCATTGGAAAACTGTAAGCCGCCCTACCTTAACTGACTACAAAGGTGAGGCTTTTTTTATTGGTACAGCTGCGGGCAAAGATAACTATTGGTATGAACTATGCCGCAACGGCGCTAAGGCTGGCAACGTAGAAAAGAATTGCTACAATGACATAGATTTGCCGCAAAGCGAAAACGGCAGCGACAGTTGGATAACGTTTCGAATGGAAACAACAGATAACCCGGCGATTGATCCCGATGAAGTTGCCGATGCAAGCCGCGACCTTGACCGCCTAACATTTGAGCAAGAATATAAATCTGTTTTTGTTGACTATTCAGGTGAAGCATGGGTTTATGTTTTAAAGGACAAAAGCATACAGCAAAAAGTATTTCAGCCTTCAAAGAAAATCAATTGGGAAACGGAACAGATTTACGTTTCATTTGACTTTAACAAAATACCAATGACCGCGGCCGTTATGCGCAAAACTACATTGGCGCCTGATGTATCTTCACGTTCACGTTATCGCTATGGTGTTCACATCGTTAAAGAATTTAAGATAGGTAGTGAAGAACGCGGTGAAGCTTCAATATATGTCACGTG